GTCGTCGGTCTTTACGCCGAGGGCTTCACCGATGCGAAGTCCCGTCCCGGCGAGGAGCGCCACAAGAACTTTGTAGCGTGGGATTATCCCGGTAATGATGGCCTCGACTTCCGCCTTCGTAAGGCTCGGCCTGTTTTGCTGCATCGGGTCAATGATTGGCATCTCGCAAAATTCATGGTTCCACTTGCGAGGGTAGATTTGGTCGCCGTCTTTTGTTACCGCCGACGCGAGCACGAGTTTGATTACGCGGGTGTAGGAGACAATGGACTGCGCTGCTAGTCCCGCCTCAAACAGTTTTTCAACGACCTTTTTCATGGCTGCGTTGCCAACGTCGGCGAGCAGTGCATCTCCAATGGTGGGAAGTAGCCATTTGTCCAGCGCGTATCTCCATGTCTGAATGGTCGCTGGTTTCACGGGTTTACGTCTTCGGTTCGGCAGTCCTGCAATCCACTTTTCCGCTTGCTCTGCAAACGTCGTGGCCGGTGCTGTGTTTTGGTGAAATGCGTCCTTGGAATTGACGCCTTCTCGTTGGATGTAATCGCGTAGCCGTTGGCGTGCGATGGTTTTTGAGGCGCACACCCCAAGCGATACGGTGCGGCGTACTCGTTCGGGGTTCCCGGGGATGTCTGCCCAGAAGCGTCCGTAGCACGGCGCTTTGGGAGCCCAACCGTCGGGATGTGCTGGCTGATACACGCTACCTAACTGACCCGTTCTTCTGGCCAAGCATGGACCTCGCTTTGGCCTTGTTGTAACCGCGGGGTTAACGTACTGCGGCTGGGATGAGGAAAGCAACGGCTGTGTGCTGGGGTCCAAGGTAGGTTTTCTCCTACCTCGGCCCGGCTATGTGACGGCATTTGCGACACACCTGACCCGCAGACCAGGGTGTGCAAACTGGTTAAGGCTGGCAGAGTGGACTGGGAGAATTTATGGGCGACGAGAAGTACGTTAAGTTTTTGAAGGAGTCCGCCGACGCGATGGATAAGGAGCTAAGCGACAAGGAATACAACGAGGGATTTGTACAGGGCTGGATTGGGTGTGCTCTGGTGCTGCGACCAGGAAAGGGTATGACCGACGCACAAGTTATCGAGTGGGCGGAGGAGCAAGCAGAGTGCAGTGGGAACATGCGGAAAATCGTACCTCCCGTGTCGTTGCCAACCAAAACTACTGTGAACTGATGCGGGGAATTTCCTGGCCTCAAGTCGGGGTTGGCCAGAGCCTCAACAAACCGCTTGATGATTGGTGAGTAACCCTGTATTCTTGTGGTCACAGTCGTCGCGGGGTCAGAAAAAGCCCGCCGACGGTATCCTGGCTCCGGCCGCTTTTCGCCTCCCTCGCTACCACACCACAAACAATCAGCCGTTATCCCGTGGCTTACGGGACATAGCATCGCTACATAGGAGGCACGTGCGCACCCTTACCTTTGCAGACATTCCATTTTCCACGGCAGTTCAAAACGAGTGGCAGCGGCTCTTCGGCTTCCACATCACGCAGTACCAAGTTTTCGACTGGATGAAGGTCCACCCAAACAACATCATCGTTGAAGCCGTCCCAATCGCGGCTCACTGGTTTGGCCGCAAGAAGGCCGCAGGCACTCCGGTAGATGAGATTGCCGCCGTCCGCTATGCCAGCGGGATTATGCGCCGCAAACATGAAGCCGCGGAGGAGTATGAAAAACTCCTTGCCGCTGCCGACATACCTGAAATTGACAAGAACGCCTATCCCGATGGCACGGAGTTCTTCAAGCCGAAGGTGAAGCCATGAAACGAACACCTACATCATGGCGTGACATGGTAAACACCGTCCTCCGCGTGCGGCATTTAGAGCTAGAGGACTCACACAAAATCTGGCTGGTGGGATTGGCCGTCAACGCGTCGCAAAACGGCAAGAACGCATATCCGGGTTACAAGGCTCTGGGCGAAATCACTGGACGGCAAAGTGAATGGCAACGACGAACGTCGCGTCACTGCGAGTCCCTGGGTCTGGTCGAAATCGTGAGGAAAGCGAACGGCGGCAACGGCAAAGGGAACGCCAACGTGTACCGGATTTGTCTTGAGCACGACGCCTTCCCTGACGACTACTCTGGCCGTAAAACCCCTCCAGATGGGGAGGGGTTAAGCGATACCAAAACCCCTCCGGTAGTAGAGGGCTTTAGTACAGGCAAAACCCCTCCGGTTCCGGCACAAAACCCCTCCAACCTTGAGGCAAAAGCCCTCCAAGTCGCTGGCAAAACCCCTCCGCATATGGAGGACCTATCCGTACCACCATCCGAATCTTTAACCACACCTACACCACACCCAAACCCGGAAAAGTGTGGTGTCGTGTGTGAAGAAAAACCCCCGACCATGGAAAAGCCTGATGCCGCAAAATCCGTCCGCAAATTGCTAGCCATGCAACCGTTAGGGTGGATGGCGACCAGGGACGATGTTAAAGCGCTGACATTTCTAGTGAACCAGATGGGCGAAGAACTATTCCTGGCCGCTGGCAAGCAGTACATCCTCAAACCGCCAGCACGTGTGGATGAAAGGACAAAATGTCCTTGGATGTTTTTCAGGGATAACGTCAACACCTACGTCCTGGAAGCACGGAAAGCCGCCGCAACCAAAGCCAAAGAGGATGCAACGCGGCCAACCATTGAGCAGGAACTTGCGCTGATTGACAGACGGAGCAAGGTACACGTCACCAGCGCCGACAGAGAAGAGTTCCTGGCATCACTTCCGCAAGAGGACCGCGACTACATCGCGGCAGTTGATGCGGCAACCAAACTTGCGGAATGTCCGGCAGACAACGGCAAGGATTACGAAAAGCTGCGGTACGAGTTTATGTGTGCGCGACTCAAAGCGAACGCGGACGCTGACCTGTTTGCGGAGGAAACCAAGTGACGAACGACAACAAGACAAGCCGGTATTACGACGAGCTACTGGTTGACCACGAGCGCCGCTACGACGAGGGCTTGACACCGAACGCGGAGTACAAGCGGCTCAGCGCCCTTGCTGACGCGTGTCTCGCGGAAGACGATAATCGTCCAGTGCCAAACGAAGTTATGGATTTCCTGGCCGCAATCGACCGTGCCATGCCTCGAATACAGAGGGAGAATCGCGCAATCTGGCTGGCGAGAAAGTTGCCGCCTAACTAAACCCCGTCACACAGCCATTGGGTAACAGGAGGTAACACACCAATGGCATCAGCACGTACCACAGACCCCGTATCGTCGCACGTTGCAGGACAGGACGCGGCAAACTTCGCAACTATCCACTACACCGAAATCCTCAGGCTGCTAGAGCAGTACCCAAACCAAACCGCGCAAGAGCTGGCAACACACAGCAACCTTGACCGCTACCAGATTGGACGGCGGCTCAAGGAACTGGAGAAGCGCGGCCAGATAAACCGCGTGGCAATCCGCACGTGCACCGTAGGCAACCGCATTGCGACAACCTGGGAGTTAAAAGCGTGAGCAGCGAACGTAGACGCTTACCGCAGGGCGCGCTAATACACATTGCCAACCTGCCGCCAGGAACAACCGCCGAATCCCTGTCGGACGTGTTCGCCGCCAATAACCTAATCGTGCCAGTCGAGTGCATAGACATCAGGCCCAGAACGCACGTGCTAGACATGGCCGTTGTATCCGTGCCAGTCCAAGCAGTAGCGAGGATAGTGCACAACGAGCTGGCGCGGATTGGTTGTCGCGTCACGCCCCTGGAGAAGCAGCCGCAAAGAGATGGAGCTGCCTGGCCGCCGCCAGGCGTGGAGCGGGTAAGGGGTAGTTGACTCGATTTCGCACTCGGCCAAGGAACCGCCGCCTAGTCAAATTTTTACCCACGACCCGGAAAATCCGCAGGCATTGCCGCGCACTGGGCATAGGTTTATCCGCAGTTACGGCACGCCAGGGCACGCTTTAACCGCAGTGGGCAGGCATTACCGCAGGGTTTAACAGAGGGCTTGGATATGGCAAAAGTACGGACAGTGGAAATTGTGCAGCGCGATTTGAACCGCACCAAGCGCGCCGAGGGAAAACTCCGCAAGAACCTGGCAGGCATAATGCGCGATATCGCCCGCGAGGGAGGTGTGGACGGGCTACCAAAGAAGGGTCAGCCGGCTCCGTCCGCGAAACCCAAGGTCTCCACGAACCTGCGATTGCTGCGGGAGGTCACCAAAGCATTGAAGACGTGCGTGGACGAGGGCCGGACGTTGGCCGCGGAAAAGGCGGCTCTGGAGCTACAGGTTAAAGAGGCCCATGACGATTACGCCCTCTAGCTTTGTTGAGAAGGCTGACGCGTATCGCGCCGATGTGCTGGCCGGGAAAATCCCTGCCTGTGAATGGGTCAAGCTCTGCGTGAAGCGTGCGACGGACGACCGCCTCAAACAAACACAGGAAGGATTTCCTTTCCAGTTCGACAATGCGAAGGCGGAGCGTGTCTGCAAGTTTATTTCGCTGCTGACCCATATCCAAGGTCCAAAGGCAGGCGAACGAATCACGCTTGAGTCCTGGCAATGCTTTGTGCTCACCGAAATCTTTGGTTGGCAGTGGAAGGCGACCGGGATGCGCCGATACCGCCGCGCCTACCTGGAAGTGCCGAAAGGAAATGGCAAGACCATCCTCGCTTCCGGCATTGCGCTGTACCTCATGGCCGCCGACAACGAAGGTGGGGCGGACGTTATCGCAACCGCGTCGAGCTACGAGCAGGCGCGCTTGTGCCTGGACACGGCCAGAAACATTTGCCTGAAAGACCGAGTGCTTCAATCCAAGTTTGGGCTGGAAGTGCTGGCGCACAAAATTGTGCAGCCGAAATCCGTCAGCAAATTGCGCGGGCTACCAGCGAAGGGGTCCGCGACCGAAGGCACATCGGTTCACGGCGCTGTGCTTGACGAGTTGCACTTGGCAAAGACGCGAGCGGTTTACGACTCGTTGCGCACGGCTGCCAGCAAGCGACCGCAGGCGCTGCTCTTTTGTATCACGACCGCAGGTAACGACACGTCCGGCGTCTGCTTTGAAGTCCACACCCACGTAGAAGAGTTGCTAGCGGGTAAGCGTGTTGACGAATCATTTTGGGGTTGCATCTGGACGATAGACGACGGCGACGACTGGCGTGTTGAGTCCTCCTGGCGGAAAGCAAATCCAAACTGGGGTGTGTCGGTTGACGCCCAGGGTTTGCGCGAAGAGTTTGGCCGTGCCCTGCAACTGGCGTCGATGGAAGAAGGCGCAAAACAGAAACACCTCTGTCTCTGGTCCGGGTCGTTTGGTGAGATACCGTTCCTCCCACTTGAAAAAGTCCGGCCATGCTATGACGCGAATTTGAAAGACGACATGGAAGGTGAGGTCGCGCTTGGGATGGACCTGGCGTCCCGCTTGGACTTGACCGCCGTCGTCCGTATACACGCGAAACGGGTCAACGACGCGCTGCACTACTATGCGTTCTGCAAAGCTTGGCTGCCAGCCGACACGATTTTGCGTAGCAAGAATGCCTCTTACCAGGGATGGTTGAGCGGCGGCTACCTTACCGAAACTCCTGGCAGCATTGTGGACCTGAGCTACGTGGAGGACCAAGTCAGCGAAGTGCTTGGCAAATACCGCGTCCGCAACATCATCTTTGACCCGCTCCAATCCAACCTACTGGTCACGCGGTTGCAGAAAAACAAGCCGGAGCATAAGGACGTGTGGGTTGAAATGACGCAGAGCGGAAAATACTTCACGCCTGGGATGTTGCTGCTAGAAGAACTCATCGCTGATGGACGTTTTCACACGAACTCACCGCTGTTGATGTGGTGTCTCGCAAACCTGCGCTGCAAAAAGGGTGTGACAAACCTTCTATTCCCGACGCGGCCAAAGGACGAGACACAAAAGATTGACGCTGGCGTGGCCACCATCATGGCACTCACCGCGTGTAGCAACACACCTCTGGACGAGTCGCTAACGAAATCCGTTTACGAAGACCGTCCCGTCCTCTTTGTGTAGGCATGGCCGACCGTTGCAAAATGCGCTGTCGCGTTCCTGGTTGCATGGAACTGGTAAGCGGCAAGTACTGCGCAAAACACCTGCACGCCAATCCCGAGAGCCAGAAAGAAACAGACGAGTGGTACAAGACCGGAAATTGGCGGAAGTTTGCCATGTTCATCCGCGTCCGCAATCCCATGTGCCAGCGACTCATCAACGGCGTCCAGTGTATGCGGCCCGCCGCACTGGTCCACCACCTTATTAGTCCGCGCGTCCTACCCTCCGGCTTACTTGACCCCGCAAACGTAGTTGCTCTTTGCCGTAGCTGCCACCCTGACACGGAAGGCACGCCGCACTGGCGTTCCGGCAAAGATTTCTTTCCCACCGTAAGTTAGCCGTAACACCTTAACCGAAGAAGTGAAAGGACCTTCGTCACTGGTGACGTTTGGGCTCCTTCGGCTAACGAATTATTTTCGTCGTCGGCACGGTACTTGTGCGCCGGAATTGCCCTAGGTGGTTCGACCATCGCGGTTCTGGCGCACCCTCCTACAAACGAATTGAGGTCAAGAAACAATGCACATTGCTATCGCAGTTGTTGTGTCCCTGGCCATCGGCTTTGGACTCGGCCGGATTAAAGACCGCGCCAAGCTCGCAGCGGTGCGAACCATTTTGGCGACGCTAGAAAACAAAGCGTCCAGTGAAGTGAAGTCCATCCTGGCAGCGGTACGAGCCAAGCTCTAAAAAGCCGTAACGATTTTGGGTAGTAGTGTCAGCAGCAAAAATCTTCTTTGAGGTGCATCAAAAATGTATACGACTTCAGCAGCGTTCTCCCCTCGTGGAACCGTTATCCAGTACGAGGCGCCCGGCTCAGTTGCGTTCTCGCTACTGGCGGAAATCAAGGAAATCAACTTCAGCGGAGCCAAGTACGACCTCGCTGACGTGACGAACTACGAGAGCGGAAACTTCCGTGAGTTCCTGACCACGTTGGCGGACTCCGGCGAAGTGAGCTTCACCGGGAACTACGTCCCCGGCGATGCGTCTCAGTCCGCCCTACTCGGGTTCTTCAACAACGGCACGCTGGTTAGCTGGCAGGTAGTGCTGCCCCAGGGCCTCGGCACGATTACGTTCAAGGCGTATGTTTCGTCCCTCGAACACAACCTGCCCCTGGATAAAGAAGCAACCATCACGGGCAAGCTGAAAATTACCGGAGCCGTTTCAGGCTTCTAAGGAAACCTGAATGTCGGCCCTCTCACGCAAAATCGGGCGGGTTCTCAGTCAGTGGGCGGAACGTAGCTCGCTGGAGAACCCGCAAACACCGCTCTCTTTCCCTGCGGAATGGCTGTTGGATATCTTCAACGGCGGCAGGACAGATAGCGGTTTACGCGTCAGCGAAATGACGGCGCTACAGGTCACCACTGTTTTGACCTGCGTCAACATCATCGCCAACGCGGTTTCGTCTCTGCCGCTACACGTTTACGAACGTGCGCTGCGGGACGGGCGGCCTGGTAAAAAACTGGCCATCAATCACAGCCTGTTTGACCTCCTGCACAGCGAGCCGAACGACGAAATGTCCTCACCGACATGGCGGCAAACCGCTATGGCGCACGCTTTGCTTTGGGGCAATCACTACACCGAGATTCAACGCAGCCGCGAGGACAATGCTGTCCTTGGTTTGTGGCCGCATAACCCGACGCGGGTTAAACCCGTTCGGACGCTTGAGAAGTTTACGGCCAAGGGCGAAGAGCACCCAGCCGGAACCCTGGTTTATGAAATCACAGAGCCTTTAACTGGCTCGATGATTGCGCCGGAAGATAATTTGGATGAGAAGCAGGGAACCCGCCGCATTGTGCTGGCGGAGGACGTCATCCACCTGCACGGACTTTCGTTGGACGGCCGGATTGGCCAAGACACCGTCATCCTGGCGCGCCAAGCAATCGGCCTGGCACTGGCTACGGAAAAGTACGGTGCAAAGTTCTTCGGTAACAACGCACGTCCGGCTGGCCTCCTGACCACCCCTGGCGTACTGAATGGCCCTGCACGCGAAACACTCAAGACCAGTTGGAACGAGGCACACGGCGGCGAGAACGCGCACAAGACTGCTGTCCTTGAACAGGGTGTTACCTACACCAAGATTGCGAGCACACCCGAGGAAGCGCAGTCCATCGAGACGCGGAAGTTTCAACGGGTTGAAATCGCAAACGTGTTTGGCGTCCCGGCTCGTATGGTTGACGGTGACGAACACGCTGCCAGGTCCACGGCGGAACAGAGCGCGATTGAGCTGCTGCTGTTTTGCGTGAATCCCTGGCTCAACAAGTTTGAACATGAATTGAAGCGGAAACTATTCCCCAAGGTTGGCCGCAGCTCCGGCAAGTTCTTCCCCAAGTTTGACACTCGCAAACTCTTGTACCCCGACGCCGCCAGCCGCTCGACGTTCTACGGCAACGGTAAGCAAAACGGCTATCTGAGCACAAACGACATCCGCGAGATGGAAGACCTCAACCCAGTTGAGGACGGTAGCGGCGACATTTACTGGATGCCGACGAACCAACAGAACGCGGCTGACCCCATAACACTCGGGGCAGAAGCGAAGGCTAAGTTTGATGAGAAGCACCCACAACCCGAACCGACTCCCGCGTCGGAACCCGAGGTGAAGCCATGAGCACCCTCGTCGTAGTCGGCCAGCCAATCAACGAACCTGTGGACTTGACCACGGCCAAGAACTTTTTGCGCGTCACGATTGACGACGATGACTTGCTCATTGAATTGCTGATTACCGCTGCGCGTGAGACAGCCGAAGTGTTGACCGGCCGCTCGATTGCAACCAAGACATACCGGCAGACCCTCGACAGTTTTCCGTACTACGCGGACAGCATGTTCAGCCAGCAGGCGATGCCTCCGGCTTATTGGTCACGACCAATGTACGCGACGAACTTCTGGAACTACAGCCAGATGATAAAGCTCTACAAGCCGAAATGTATTGGTGTGAACAGCATCAAGTACATTGACCCCAACAACGCGCTGCAAACCTTGGACCCGTCCAAGTATGTCGTAGACACGGATGCGGAACCCGCACGGATTTTCCCTAGTCAACAGGGCGGTAACTGGCCAGCGTGTGCCTACCTCCCGAACGCCGTACAGATTGAATTTGTGGCTGGCTACGATACGCCGCCGAGTACTGATGCAACCATCCCGAAGAGTTTGCTGACTTTGATTTTGCTGTTGCTATCCGGCTTTTATGAGAACCGCGAGCCAAGTGTGTTTGGCAGCGTCAACGAATTGCCGTTCCACTTACAGGCGCTCGTGTACGCGAACAAAGTCGAGGACTTCGCTCCTACGAGGGGATGATGAACCTAAATGAAATGGGGATACGGGCGGGCAAAATGCGTCAGCGGCTCGAGATTGTCCTCCCAGGGACAAGCCGAGACTCCTTCGGTGGCACTACGCCGGGTGGTGGAACATCACTCGGAACAGTCTGGGGAGAAGTGGTTGCGCTATCTGGTCGAGACGCCGTCGCCGCACAAAGTTTCAGCAGCATCGCAACGCACCAAGTGACCATCCGCTACATACCGAACGTCACTGCGAAGTGCCAGGTCAAGTTATACCGCCGCACATTCCAGGTGGAAGCGGTGTTGAACGTCGAAGAGCGCAACAAAGTTTTGAAGCTGATTTGTGTCGAGGTCAACGACAGCCAGCAGCAGTAAAGAGGACATCATGGAAACTCGCGAGTTGAAAATCGAGGTACGCGCTGCGCAGGACGACCCGAACTCAATCGAGGGCTACGCCGCCGTATTTGACAGCGAGAGCGACGACCTCGGTGGGTTTAGAGAACGGCTGATGCCGGGGTGTTTCACTCGGGCGTTGGCGGAATCCGGCGACATCCTTTGCGTTGTAGACCACGACCGCAGCAAGTTACTCGGCCGCACGTCTAGCGGCACGCTAAAGGTAACCCAGGACGACAAGGGATTGCGGTTTCGTTGCGCCATGCCGGACACGCAACTTGGCAGGGACATGCGTGCGTTGATTTCACGCGGTGATTACTCGCAGTGCTCGTTCAAGTTTGCAGTAGACCCGGACGACGACGAAGCCGAGGACTGGGAAGGGGATGACCGCGGCGTACTGCGGACTATCCGTTCAATCGCACGCCTGGGCGACGTTTGTCCCGTGCTGACCCCGGCCTACAGAGCCACCTCAGTCAAGGTGAAGTGATGAGTTTGCTTGAAGGAATTTATGCGCGGCTGGCGGCTGACGCTGGCGTCCTGGCTCTTAATGCAGGCGTGTTTCCTGCGTTGGCTCCTAAAGAGTCTAGTTTGCCGTATCTGGCCTACACCCAAGTCGGTGGCGCAACAGTGAACTCACTCGCTGGCGCAAACCGTCTGCAGAGCGCACGTTTGCGGTTCTCCTGCTACGGGAACACGTATGGCACGGCGAAAGGTTTGGCCAAGGCCGTCAAGGATAGCTTGAACGGTTTGGCCGTAACACTTCCTGGGGGAACTGTCGCAATCCAGGGAGCTTGGCTGGAATACGAAGGTGATGACGCCGAGCCGGACTTGCAGGGAACAGTGTTTGCGACCCACGTAGATTTCAGTTTGATGTTTGCCGAGGTGGCCTGATGGAGATGGAATTCTCGAACTTCAACGAACGTGCAATCCCGAAGAGCTGTCCAGTTGAACTGCGGTCGAAGATTGAAGCCGCCCGTGCCGGTAAGAAGCCGGACGTTAAGCCGGAAGTGAGCGTCGAACAGGACGCCGAAGTACTGAAAAAGTTTGCTGCCATTCTGGGGCAATAAACGCGGGCTCAAACCAGCGTATCTCAATGAGGTGATAAAAGATGTCTAAGCTAACCGAGCTTCGTGAAGCTCGTCAAAAAGCTCACGCGGACCTCTCTGCTGTTTTGGCCCTGACTCCCAGTGCTGACAACAACGAGACGGCCCGTAAGTTGATTGCGGAAAGCGACCGACTCAAGACGGAAATCGACAAGCTGGAAACTCGCGGCCTGTCCACCGTCGGCGAAGGTATTAAGGCTGAAAAGAACGTCGAACTCCGGCGTGCCTTCCAGACCTACCTGCGCATGGGCGAACGCGCTCCTCGTGAAGTGAAAGAGCAGTTGGAATCCCGCGATGGCATCATCGAGGGCAACACTGGCAACCACATCGGCACTTATTCCGACATGGGTTATTTCGTCCCGACGGGTTTTGTCAACGACGTGGAAGTGGCAACCAAGTATTTTTGCGACATGATTGGCGCCTGCGGGTCTTTGGATACCGCGTCCGGCAATCCGTTGCCTTACCCGACCAGCAACGACACGACCAACGTGGCTGCGCTGCTTGGTGAGTCCTCACCCGCGTCCGAACTGGACGTGACTGCCAGCCAAATCAAATTCAACGCCTACAAGTACACGTCGGGGCTCATCAAGGCCTCGATTGAACTTGTGCAGGACTCGGCCTTCAACATCGAAGCGTTTGTTGCGAAACAGATGGGCACGCGCTTTGGCCGCAAGTGGGAAGATGTTCTCATCAACGGCTCTGGCGGCGGAACGCAGCCCACTGGGTTGCTGACCGCGATTGCTGCCTCTGGTGCAACCCCGGTTGTCGCTGCTGGCTCCAATCCCAACGACGGCATCACCGGAAACACCGGCGTGAACAGCATCGGGTATCAGGACCTCGTGAACCTGGAGCACAGCGTTGACCGCAGCTACCGCCGCGGCGCATCGTACGTGATGCACGACTCCACTGTCGCTTCTTTGCAGAAGGTTCTCGACAAGTTCGGTCGTCCGCTATTTGTACCTGGCATCAACGGCGAACCCGACCGCGTCAACAACTACCCCATCGTTGTGAACAACGCCATGCCGCAAATTGGCGCTTCCAACGTCACCGTTGCCTTCGGCCCGCTCGACAAGTATCTTGTGCGGCGTGTGAAGGACTTCCAGATTCTCGTCCTTCGTGAACGGTATGCGGAAGCGGGACAAGTCGGCTTTGTCGGCTTTGCTCGTCTCGATGCAAACCTGTTGGACGCGGGCACTCACCCGTTCGGCACACTGCAACAGCACTCGTAATTGACCTTTCAATTAGGGCGCGGCTTCCGGGCTTAAACCCCTGGGAGCCGTTTCCTTTTGTGGCGTAACACCGTGTCCTGTTTTGTGCGGGGGTTCACACCCGCCGATAGCGCAACCCCAGGACATGCGGTGTCCCTCCTCGGCGCGTCGGCCACTTTGAAAGGTAGTCATGTCAACGACACCGAACCTTTTGATTAGCCACGTCGCGCCAAGCCAGAACAACAAAGAGACGACGCTCAACGCTTCCCTCGACGACCTGGACATGGCGCTGTGCGGCCACACCTCCCTGGCAATGGCCGACGCGGATTACACCGTTGTCCAAGGCACGGCACTGGAAAACATGCTGCTGATTTTCACTGGCTCGCTCTCGACGGACCGCAACGTAATCCTGCCAGCGCACGCAAAGCCCTACATCGTTATCAACAACACCAGCGGCTCACCGTCCCAGTTTGATTTGACCTTCAAGGTTGGCACGGGCGCAGCGGTAGCAGTAATCAGCGACGGCAATCCGCACCTAATTTTCAGTGATGGAGTGAACTCGATTTACAAAGTTAGCTAGGAGGCTACTTTGCCGCATATCGACGGTAGTGTCATTGCGAAGTGTGAGCACGGGATTTACCTGGCGTCACCGGAAGAGACTCGTGCGGACCGCGCTCGTTACTGCGGACTATGCACACCCGACCTTGACGAAAGAGAAACGGCACGCGACTGGAAGCCTACCGTCCAGGCGAACCCGTTGCTCAAGCGGCATTTTGACTCGGCAAGCTGCCCCGCGTGCGGCTGTGAGTCACACCACGTCGAAGGTAAGCACTGGGTTTGCGCCGACTGTGACAATTCTTGGCGGCCGCCCCGCGGCCTGCGGAACTCGAAAGCGTTTGTCAGTATCAGACGGGTGGAAGCGTAAAAATGCGCGGCGTACATATAGAGAGAGCGCAAACATCATTCGGTTACCAGGGCGACGGCGACCGCTCGCACATAGTGCGCCGGGAGTCCCGCTCCGCACGCTGGACAAGTCCCTGGGCAATGAGCGACGCCAAAACCCGACACGTCGTCTACACCTATACATGGCGCTATGTGAAGCACACCCTCGGCGGCACACCGAAAGCCGGCTTACCGTTGGCCGAACTTGAAAAGATTGCACGCACGACTTGCCGGGAGAAGATTGCCAGCCGTATTAGCCGCACTCCTCAGGCCTCACGAGCTGGCATAATTGCGCACCTGGACAGTAGTGAAAACGGAGTTGCTAGCCGCGTGACGCGGCTCATTTACCTTGCCTATCGGCGCGGCCTACGTGGACCGGATTTGGCCGACGAGCTGGGAATGTCGCGGTCGTCTGTCCGCCAGCTCTTGCACCGTTTGAATATCATTGCGCGGGAACTGTTTCCGGAATCCTGCGCGGAGCCACACCACAGTGCCTTGCCGCCCGAGAAACGGAAACCGCAGCAAGGCAAGGTACACCACCACAAGAAGTCGTACCTCCCGTATATCCCGCCAGACGAACGCATCATTGAAGCAGTGGAACCAACACCGCAAATACTTGAGCTGGCCAAGCTGTACAACGAGGGACAAACCTGCCACGAGCTGTCAAAGGCAAGCGGCATACCGCCGAGTACCTTGGCATGGAGCTTCCAAAGGTTTGCGCTGGTAGACCCAAACCGCAAATGCCAAAGCCGGACAGTGACACAAGAACCGGAGATGGCCGAGTTGGCGTACTGGCGGCGACACGGCGCAACGATAAAAGAACTGGCCGGAATTGCTGGCGTAAGTGAACGTGCGATGGGTAGCCGCTTCAAACGCATGGGGGTGACCGTTGCCTGACATCGTCACTGTCAACATTAAAGGCCTGGACGAACTCCAAAAAGCATTGGAGCAAAAGGGTAAGGAAGCGCGGCTCGCTGTGCGCGTAGCACTCAACGCTGGTGGCGGCGACGTGAAGCGTGAGATGCAGGACCAAGCACCAGTGGAAGAGGGCGGCGAAAACTCCGGCTTCCTCAAAGACCACATCAACGTCAAGGTACGGATGCGCGGGCAAACCGCAGGCACGGCGTACATTGGACCAAGCACGGCGGCGTACCCGAACCGCAGCCAGAAGCCGCACACCGTGAGCTTCGTCACGCGCACTGGCCGCAAGATATCGTTCACCGCCTGGAAGGTTACAGCCGCGATGGTAGGCAGGTTCTTGGAGTTTGGGACGCGGCGGATGCCTGCGCACCCCTGGATTACGCGTGCCTGGGAAACGTCCAAAGAAACGGCGCTGGCTCACGTCATCGCAAAGCTCAAAGAGACTTTGAAATTGAACTGAGTCAGTAGATTTCATGGTCTCGGACAGGCTAGACTGCGATAAATGGAGACAGTCTGCCTCACTTTCAAAACTCCTGAACTAGACTCAACCTTGCGGTCTGTTTGCGAACTGGTGTTGACGCACTTCACCCTGCCCCCGTACAAACTGCTCTGCTTCTTCGATGACGACAACCCCGCGCACCTAGATAAGGATATTGGTTCCGCTTACTGCGGTTTCCATGCGCCTATCATTGGTAGTGGCGTCATCTGGCCGGGCTATGTTGAGTCTCTGTTTCTAGACTGGTCGGGAGAGTTTGCTTTTGAGAACACAATTTACCTCAATGGGCGCACCACTTCTAGCATTCCTGGCACAGTAATCACTCTCGCACACGAGTTGCAGCACTTCGTGCAGTTCGGCTTCTTCCGCAAAGTTTGGAGGGCGAACACCTTCATTTATAACTTACTGCGCGATGGGCCGCCGACAGAAATAAAAGCGTGGGACTTACCGCTTGAGATGGATGCAATGGCTGTCTCGAAAAGGGTGTCGGAATTGGTGCTCGGCGAGGCGGTTATAAAAACGTACGCTGACGCCCAGATTGCTCTAGGCAACGACCCAGGCAAATGGAAGTTTTTCGCTACCCTATCTGCATCACACCTGACGGAGCCATTTCTGCTGGCCGCTACGAAGCCCTGGGTTGTGAGATACATGCCGGAGCTAAAGGCGATAAAGCAGCGTGATGTGGATTTCCTACAAGATGAGTGGTGGCGATAGGTTAATCGACCGGATGTTAGTTTGGAGGTCTAAATGAGACGAGTTCGCGCTTTTATGGCCGTTTTGATTCTCTGCGGACTTAGACTGCACGCCCAAGCGCCAGACCCCTCTGGTCTACCGAAGGTCAAGACGGTCGCGCTGGTGGTCAGAGCAACGACTTCCATCTCTTGCGGTGATGGCTCCGAAGGAACGTGCGTGAGGACCGATGGTGACGTCGTCAAAAAGGTAATTGCCATCGTGGATGGAACCAACCTTTGGGAGCACTTTGAGAAGGCCGATGCTACGAAGGCAGACGCAATCGTTGAGGTCACTGTAAAGAATGCGACCACGACCTACGGCACAATTTCATTCTCGGTGCGGGACGCCGACAGCAACAAGTTCCTCTATTTCGAGTCTCGAGACGTGGTAATGCTTGAGAACGACATAACTAGAATCGTGAACCATTTCCTAAACGCGGTCGAGGACGCCAAGAAAAAACCGCCCACCGCAAAGAAGCGCTGAGGATTATGGCAAACAAAAGGCCGGGATAATTGAATCCCGGCCCTTAGCTTTTGAGTTGTGTTGGGTGTTAGCTTAGCTTGGCTTGCCTGGCGTGTCCGGGATGACCAGGGTGATTTCTATCTCACACTGGCAGGCGGCTTTCCAGTATTGGTTGACCAGGGTTTGCGTGCCGTCGTGGTCAACTTCCTCGCTCGTTTTGCGGAACGGCTCCGCGTGCTTACTGCACATCACGGTGGGATTATCGGCTGGCAC